AATAGGCAGGGAGCCAAAGATCGCCTATCTTGAGCATATTCCTTCAAAGAACGCAAGGCTGGAGTGGACGGACAGCAGGGAGATCAGGGATGTGAAGCACATTGTTGTGGGTGATTTCGAGCATTCCTGCGTGGGGACGGGCGTAAGGGTCTATCCGGTCTATGACAGGAAGAATCCCGGACGGTTCGGAGCGTCGGCATCGTACAACTACACATATTCGTTCGCAAGGGATTTCTATGCGGTGCCTCAGTACTGGGGAGCGTTGCGCTGGATTGTCAAGGGATCGGAGATTCCGACCATATTCAAGTACGTGACGGACAACGGGATCAATCTTGCCTATCTGGTGAAGGCTCCTAAGGAGTACTGGGAGGAAAGACGGGACCGCCTTAGGATGATCCATCCGACTTGGGATGACACTAAGGTGGAGAACGAGATCAGCAGGCTGACGGAAGACTTGCTGATGCAGATGCAGGATGTGCTCAGCGGCAAGGAGAACGCTGGAAAGTTCTTCTACTCGTTGGATATGCCTTCCGAGAGCGGTGCGGGGCGTGTGGCTTGGACCGTGGAGGCGATTGACCAGAAGATGAAGGACTTTGTCGAGGCTCAGTTGAAGATCTCCGAGGCTTCGGCATCGGCCATCACTTCGGGAATGGGTTTGCATCCGTCGTTGTCGAACGTGATGGTGAACGGAAAACTGGCATCAGGCTCTGAGCTGCTGTACGCCTTCAAGCTGTTTCTGCTTTCGGACACGGAGATCGCCTCGCAGACGATTCTTGAGCCTATCAACCAGGCGATAGCGTTCAATTTCCCCGGCAAGGGGCTGAAACTTGGGTTCTTCCACAAGCAGTTGGAGGCGGAGGACGCGCTGACTTCTTCGGCAAGGGTTAAAAATCAGTGATTATGATGGATTTGTTCAACAGAAATCGGGACGGTTCCAAGGAACTTGAGGATCTGACCGGCCAGTGGTACGCTTCTTCTCCATTCAGGCTGATCGAGACGGAGATCAGGTTCGCTACCGATGAGGTGGCGCGGCTTGTGAGTCAGGAGGTGGTCAAGGAGGCCGCTGATGCTTACGATGAGGATGAGAAGCCTGAACTCGTGGCCGCTGTGAGGCTTCCGGTGGCTTGTCTTGCGTTGATGCGGTACGCAAAGCTTTCGTCCGTGTCCCATGAATCGACCGGACGGAAGGTCAAGATTGATGACAATGAGAGAAGTCCTTACGAGTGGCAGATAGACAGGGATGACAGGGCGATGAGAGAGCGGTATTTCCGGGCTCTTGACGCTTTGTACACCTACTTGGAGACTTCCGGCAACGAGAACTGGAAGGCTTCGGCAAAGAGGACGATGACTGGCGAATCCATTGTCAGGAATATTCAGGAGTTCGAGGCCGTCTATCCCATCGATGGGAGCTACTATGTCTATTATCTATTGCAGGCGCTTGTGATCGAGCGGCAAAGGGCGGTGATAGGGCCGTTCGCAGGGGATAAATGGGCTTCAATAGTTGACGGTTCGGCTGATGAGAGGGTGCTTTCGCTGGCCAGAAGGGCGGCCATACTCAGTGCGGTGATCGTTGCGGGTACAAGGTGGAGCCTTGAGGTGTTCCCCCTCGAGATAGCAAGGCGGTTCTCCCCTACCTATCAGGGCAACAGGTCGAACAGGGTGGCCACAACCGATGAGATTGACTGGTATGTGGGCAATCTGAAGGCGGAGGTGAAGGACGCTTTGACGGATCTTGCGGATCTTATCAACGAGGAGAAGGCGGATCCGAAGCTTTTGCCTACGAATGACAGGCGGAACAAATTCTTTACTACTGAGTGATGAACACGATTGAGGTTTTCGATACCGGAAAGGTCGTTCAGGTGCCTGGTTCGTGGAATGAGATGACTCCGAAACAGGTGCGTGGGGTGTTCCGGATCTTCGAGTGGTGTCTCAGGCACGGTAAATCTCCGTTGGACTTCAATGTGAGGGTGCTTTGGATGCTGCTGGGGGTCAAGCGGACTGTCAGGGGATGGTTCACGGACATATTCAAAGGCGATCAGGGGTCTTTGAGGGATGAGAATGTCTATCGGATGTGCGAGAGGTTTCTGGGGTTTCTGTTCTCGGAGGAGTCAGCTGCGTTGACGTTCGATTCGGTAGCCAATCCTATGCCGGTGGTGCGTTCGGGGCTTGTGTGGCTGCACGGCCCTGGGGAATTGCTTCAGGATCTGACTTTCGGGGAGTTCAGGCACGCTTCCGCGGCTGTGAACCGCTTCTTCAAGAATCACGATGTGGCGGATCTGGATGAGTGCATCGCATTCCTGTACCGGAAGAAGTCAAGGAAGGCCAATCGGGCGGGACGGATGGTGCCGGATGTGGATCAGCGGAACGCGAGGTGGCATATTCATAGAGCATCGAGGTTGAAGGGATGGCAGAAGAATCTTGTGATGATGTGGTTTTCGGCTTGTTTGAAGTATCTTCAGACGGGCGTTCTGGAGATTGACGGAGAGGAGATTGACTTATCGAGGCTTTTCGCGGGGGATGATAGCCATTCGGGGGTAAGCTTCGGGTGGAATGACCTGCTGGTCGAGGTGGCCAAGGAGAACACGCTTGGGAACATCGATCGGGTGGATGAGGAGCCGTTGTTCTCCGTGTTGTCGATTATGTGGCATAACTATAAGGAAAGAAAGAGGAATGAGCAGATTATCAAGGCTTCAAAGGCTCACTGAGTACCTTGCGGGGTTAAGGATTAAATCCGGTAAGTATCCCGATGGTATTGATCCGATTTGCACGACCGCGCAGTCGGACGCGACTTCCAAGCTGGCGCATCTTTCGGGTGTGCAGGTTCTTTTGGCGCGTCCGGAGGTTCATCAGCGCGGGGATTCTGACACGTTCCGTGAGGAACTTGGGACGGTGATCTTCGTGTTGGAGAAGGGGCTTGGGTTGGACAAGACGGAGGAATCGGAGAATGGGCAGTATTCGCGGCTTCTGGAGATTGCGGATTTGATTCTGGCCTACATTGCGGAGGAGACTTCAGGACAGAACTGCCGTTTGGTGACGGGGTTGTCGCTTGCTTCTGTGGATGTGGTGCCGGAGGCCAGCGTGTTCGGTGGTTGGAGCGGGTACAGCATTGAGCTTGCGTTTGAGTGATGGATGTCAGGGCGCGTTTTGTGGCTGAGGTCCTTCAGGATGAGGGTCAGAGGCTTTTGAGAAATCAGGGCAAGGCCATCGAGGCAAGGGTCAAGAAGCGTTCGGGACGGATGGAGTCGTCAAGGAGTGTTTCGGTGACGGGCGGCAGCGGTGCTTCGGGGACTTTGACGTTCGTTCACGTGGCCTACGAGCGTTATCTGGACATGAAGCGTCTCCAGCGTGGCGGCCATTCCGTCAAGAGCAACCGCAAGATCCACAACCGCTATGTCTTCGGTGCTTTCGCCTCCATCGCCGAGCGCCTGATGTACGAGTTCACGGATGATGTCATTTCTTCCTTGCGCAAGATTAATTCGGAGCAAAATCAATGAAAATCAATGAAAAACTTGCAAATCTGGTCTAATGTTTGTTTCTTTGTAAACACATTCGCAATACAAATGCAATACGCTATATAATTATTTAGTTATGGGAAATTCAGTCAAATTTAAGTACGTTTTTAACGAGGAATATAATCCTGTATATGTAAATGGAGCTCAAGGAGGCATCAATCCGCAAGGTGAAATCATCGTAAATTTTTATCTTGAACGTTTGGCTCTTCCAATATCTCAGTCTCAAGATCTCAAAGAAGACGGAACATTGAGTGACACTGTAGTGTCGGAACCAAAGGACTTAAATAGTTCGTATGTGCGTTTCGTTCAAAACGGAGTTATTATGAATCTACAGGTTGCCAAAAGTATCCATTCTTGGCTTGGAAAGCATATAGAAAAATTAGAACAATTACAACCTGGTCAGAAATAGACTTATTATGTTAATTGGGCTTATAGCAGCTGGATTTGCTGGAGTAACCACCTCAAGTACTTCATCTATAAAGCGGGGTTTTCAAAATAGTTATGAAAATGTCGCTACGATTTCATTTTATAGAAAGGATACTCAAAATAACTCCGAAAGTCAACAAGAATGCCGCTATATAGAATATCAAAAACTTGGCGGTAATTATTTTAAACTCCTTTCTTATGCTGATTTAAAGAAAGGCTGGAATGGCTATGGTGCCAAAAGAATTTCTCCATCTGCGATAAAACGCACGAGGTCTCTATTGTTGGGCCTTGAATTTCAGCCTAAAATATTCCCGACCGGAAGGGGTTCAGTACAAGTCGAGTGCTATAAAGACGATTCCAATCTTATCGAGATTGAGGTTTTCTATAATCGATATAGTGTTTATTCAGTTGACAATGGTGATGAGTACGAAAATGAGCATTGCTCACTCGCTGAGGTTAAAGCACGGCTCATGAATTTTCATAAATAACAATGCCTAAAAATACAGATATCATTCCTGAAGAGATAGCTGATGATGAATTCCTCTACAGAGGCGTAACCACCTTTAATTGGGATGAGGAGAATAATCGTCCAAGTTCTGCGACATTCAAGGATTCTCTTGGTGCTTCAGTAGATCGAGATTACAATAGAGATAAGGATTCCTGCGTTAATTCATTGTTATCCGTAAAAAACTTCAAAGCCGTGTGCCGTGTAAAAGCGAAAGATGTCAGAGACTCGGATGCCTTGGCTCTATACAAGCCATCAATCCGCAATAAATATCATTCGGAGATTCACGACTCAGCTGAAAGAATCGAACTCTCATCGAAAAAGGCTAAGAGGGTAAGGGATAAATCGGAGATAGTGTATCCTGATTAGACAGTTACTTTATGAGTGAATCGATCAGACTAATCTAAAAGACGTTGGAGTGATTTTTGCAAAGAGTAGATTAACACTTAATTCTGATCGAGTATGTTCTGGGGTTCTTTTGATGTTTCTATAGGAGTGATTATCCTCGTTCTTCTGGTTGTATTCTGGAAACCGGTGACGAGCAAAATTCTTTTGTGGGTATTCGTCATCATCACGTTCCCTTTCGCCGCATTGTGGAAGGGCATAGAGAAATTAGCCGGAATAGATGAAAGTAGTTGTGGGACATCCGATGAGGACACAAGAGAACTCGCAATAGAACGTAGATGGCTGATGAAAAAGGTTGTCCTCTCAGCCACTGGCTTTCTGGCTTTCTTCGCAATCATTATCTGGACACTGCCTCTATTAGACATCTACGATTGGAAAGTGGTCGGCTGGCTATCCCTCGCGGCTTTGGCATTAACCGTGATCATCGCCACCAGAACAAAGTTCTTTGATCCACCAAAAGCCGGATAGTCAACATCTTTGTCCTTTGCAGCCGCTTAATAGCGGCTATTTTTGTGCCATAAAATCACGTGAGATTATGGCTAAAAGAATTACGGATGAGGATCTTCGGCTGAACCTGATTGTCAACGGGGACGGTGGGAAGAAGGAGATGCTGGAATTGGAAAGGCAGATGAAGGATTTGCAGAGCTCTACCAAGAAGACAAGGACGGAGCTCAAGAATCTGGAGAAGGCCGGCAAGACTGGCACTCAGGAATATCAGAACCTGACAAAAACTCTCAAGGATCAGGAGAAGACCTTGACTGAATGCAGGGATAAATACAACAAACTCCAAAGTGCCATATCTCTTGAAAACAAGACATTGGCTGAACTTCGCAACCATCTTAAACTGACTCAGGCGGCTCTCAGCAAGGCGGTTCCCGGAACGGAGAACTGGAAGAGGCTTAACGCGGAAGTCCAGAAGACCAAGGCAAGGCTCAAGGAACTGACCTCACAGGCAGGACAGACCAAAGGGGCGTTGGAGAAACTGTCAAGCATCAAGGCCGGTGCTTTGGCCGCATTCGCAGCGATTGCCGGAGCGATCAGAGGTGTGGCGAAGGCCTTCCAGAAAATCGTGGACTTCGAGCAGGCCAATGCGAACCTTTCAACCATCATCGGCAAGAATGTCAAAGACATCGAAGCACTGACATATTCAGCGATGGAGCTTGGACGGACCACTGAATATACCGCCTCGCAGGTCACGCTCCTCCAGACGGAACTTGCCAAGCTGGGTTTCAAGGAGAACTCCATCATGGACATGCAGGAATCTGTTCTGCATTTCGCCACGGCCATCGGGACCACTCTTCCGGAAGCGGCAGCCATGGCAGGAGCCACTCTGAGGATGTTCGGGCTTGACGCCAAGGACACGGCAGACACTCTTGGTGTACTCGTTCAGGGAGCCAACAACAGCGCGCTCGGTTTCACGTACTACCAGACAGCTATGGCCACGGTCGGACCGGTGGCAAAGACTTTCGGATTCTCGCTGCGGGACACGGTGGCGTTGCTCGGAACATTGGCCAATGCTGGCTTTGACGCTTCATCAGCGGCCACGGCCACAAGGAATATTCTGTTGAACCTTGCCGATTCGAGTGGCAAGCTTGCGGTCGCTTTGGGTAAGCCTGTGAGCACGTTCCCTGAACTGATGGACGGTCTCAAGACGTTGAAGGCACAAGGAGTTGACCTTAACACCACGTTGGAACTGACGGACAAGAGGTCGGTTTCTGCCTTCAACACGTTCTTGGATGGTGCGGACGCGGCTATGAATCTCCGAGACTCGTTGGACGATGTCAACGGAGTACTGAAGAATACCGCTGAGGAGAGAATCAACACGGTCGAGGGTTCTGTCAAACTGTTGCAATCGGCTTGGGAGGGGTTGATTTTGTCGTTCAAGGAATCAACTGGACCGATCAAAGAAGTGATTGATTGGCTAACGAAATTGATTGAGAAGACTTCTGATCTGGTGTCTTCCGGATCAAAGCAAAGTTTCTACAAGGAGTCTTCTGAGCACTTGGAGAAGATGCTCAAATACTACGATGGCGATTTGGAAAAGCTGAAATCGCATATTGAATTCAAAAGGGGTGTTTACGAGATGGGTCTGGAGAGAGCTCAATCCACATACGACAGCCAAAGCGGATTCAGTCGTTGGTGGCACTATAGCAAGGACAAACTTGACATCCAGCGGAATGCCTTGGAGGGCTTCAATTTGGCAGCATCGAAGTACGAGAATCCTACCGATGAAGGGACTCAATCAACGGTCACTGCTCCTGCCGAAACGAACACAAATCCAAGTACTACACCAACGCCTGCCACGCCAATTGGCAGCAACAAGCAGTGGTCATTGAGCAATGATGAGGCGTTCTTGAAGGCTAAGGCGGAGCTGACGCGGCTGTACAATGAGAAGGAGATCGCTTCGCAGGAGGAATATGATGAGAGGATTTACCAGCTGGAGGTGGCGACGCTGACGGCACGGCTGGCGGCTCATAAGGAGAAGGGGGCGGACAGGGCCAAGATCGAGAATGAGTTGCAGGAGAAGATCAAGAAGCATTCGGAGGATGCGTTGAAGAAGCAGCAGGAGAACGAGAAGAAGGCCGCTGAACTGAGCAAGGAGGGGACGGCCATCATCAATGAGGTGGAGACCGACAAGACCAAGGCTGCGATGGCCGGTGAAGAGGCGCGGTATCAGGCCGAACTCAAGAAGTTCAAGGAGACGCAGGTGCTGTACGAGAATCAGGCGGCGGTGTTGGAGGCTATCGAGAAGAAGCATCAGAATAATCTGATGAAGATTCGGATGGATGCGGAGGCTAAGGAAATGGCAAAGCTCAAGACTGCACACGATTTGGAGAGACTTGAGATAAAAAACGAATATGAGCAGAAGATGTCTGCTTTGCCTGTTGGCCCGTCAACAGAGAGGTCATCGATGCAAAGATCAATGAATGCAGATTTGGCTTCTTCCGACCTTGCGTATTTGGAAAATCTCAAAAACGAACTCAAAAAGATTACTGATAGCGGTGAATTTGACGGAGCGATAATCCCTGAAGATGAACTGAATAAATACAGGCTTCAACTACAACAGACCATTGAGAAGATCACGGAACTCAAGAACAAACAGAAAGAGGATACAGCAGGGGCTTTCGCAGGCACAGGGAAAGGAAGCCTGTTCGGCGTGTCGCAGGAGCAATGGGATCAGTTCTTTGCGAATCTGTCTGATGGCAGGCTTAAAGCAGAAGATCTGGCGAATGCCTTGACCGGAATGGGAGGGATTGCACAAGAAGGCTTTCAGCTGGCAAGTAAGGCGATCGAGCTTACCAACGCCAAGGAAAACAAGGCGTTCAACGAGTACAAGAAGAACAATGAAAAGAAAAAGAAGGATCTGAAATCGCGATATGATGCCGGATTGGTGTCCCAAGAGCAGTACAACGCAAGGGTCGAGGAGATGGAAGCCGAGGAGGAAGCCAAACGTGAGGAAATGGAGATTAAGCAGGCTAAGAGGACGAAAGCCCTCAATCTTGTGCAAGCCATAATCAACACGGCTTTGTCGGTCACAAAGACATTGGCGCAATGGGGATGGCCGGCTGGTGCTGCTCCAGCCGCTATGGTAGCGGCATTCGGTGCGGCCCAAACGGCATTGATAGCAGCTCAGCCTATCACGACTGGTGCGGAAGATGGTGGTTTTGTGAACACCCGTAGGGCGCAGGACGGCAAGGCGTTTAAGGCGCGGCTGTCTCCTGACAAGAGAGGGTTCGTGTCCTCCCCTACCGTGATTGTGGGTGAGAATGGCGGGGAATATGTGATTCCGGCTGACGGGTTGCGCAATCCGACGTTGTTGCCGTTTGTGGCCACGATGGAGGAAGCGCGGAAGGCAGGGACGTTGAAGAGCCTGAACTTCGAGGCGGTCTATCCGGTGGGTGCGGCCATCGGTCGGGAAAGCGGTGGGTTCACGGGCACTTCGACAAGCTCAGTGACCGGAAGCGGCTCTGTGACCGGTGGGAATGTCGCTTCGACAAGCTCAGCGACCGATGCAAAACTTTTGGAGGCTATCGAAATGCTAAACAAAAGGCTTTCCGTACCTATCAAGGCGGATGTGTCGATGCTGGGCAAGAACGGGATCATCGAGCAGACGGAGAAGTACAATCGTGCCAAACGCAGGAGCACTTACGGTGGATAATTCAATATTTCAATAAAAATTTCCGCAAAACTCTTGGAAATTGCAAAACGAAGTTGCATCTTTGCAATGC